ACACATTTGTATTGCTTGCGCGCCACATAATCTCAACGTAATCATTTTTAGCCATTGGTAAAAAGAAATTAAGCGCTGCAATTAAGCCGCCATCGGTAGAGCCATGTCTGTTACTAATACTGAATTCGCTATTTGACTTAGGCACGTCTACACCGTTTTGTCTAAACCAGATACTAACGTCCTGAATTTGAGAGTCTGTATTTGAAAATTGTGAGCTAAATTGAATGTTCCATAAGCCAGAATAAGCTACTGTTACCCTTGACCCGCTAACCACAGACACGCCTAACGCATAATCTAAAGTGTTATACGTCATTGGATAAGCAGTTGTCGTGCTTGCAATAGTCTGATCTGTATCGTCTTGGAATGCACCATACGGAACATAAGATGTTGACGATACCAATGCAGTAGGAGTTAATAGAATTACACTATCGTAGCCTATACGCTCATTGTAAATTGTCGTACTAGTAGCACCACCAGTCGCCAACGTAACGGAGCCAGTATTATTGGTCTTTCCGTCCATGATGCCTCGCACTACTTCTGCGACAGCTCGCTGATCTCCACCAAATGGAGGAAGCGTTCTAAACTGTGTCATCGGCCACCTTGTTTAGTAATATCAATATCTACACCAACACAAGTAGACCAAGAGCCAGAAGGAATTGTTTGCACTCGCATATATCTACCAGCAGATCGTAATGGCGCTCTGCCCTCTGTATCAGCCGCTACAGGCGTTGTATAGCTAATAGCATCAGATAAGTTAGCTCTAGCTGAAACAGCAACAGAAGCTGATCCACCATCTACCAATGGCCTAGCAAGTGTAATCACAGACCTGCCAATATCAATATCACCAGTGACGATAGACGCTGTTTTATTAGCACCGCCAAAAGTAATGATCTTCTGGCCTGATACACCAGCAAATAAAGGATCACCACCAGCCCATTGACGAGCATCCAGCGAGACTGTCAACGCATCAATACTGGTACTGTATAAGTCCAATCCTTCAAGCGTTACCGATGGCGTAATAGCAATAGCAACAGCAGATGCAGTAGTCTCAACGTAAGACCATTTACCTGTATCAATGCTATAGATCAAGATTAATTGACTAGCAAATACATTAGTAAAACACCAAGCAACAAGACGCTTAACAGGATCAACAGCAGATGACATTATGCCAAAGCTATTAGGATCAGCGTTATCAAAGAACCAGTTGTCTACCTTACCAGCACTAATAGACTTAACAGTCTGACCGTCAGATGCGTAGAATCCGTCATTAGATAAAAAGTAAGTTAATCCATTGTATTGAGCGATACTGCCATTGGATAAGCAGCCAATACCACGCGAGATAGCATCAAATTGGAAGAACAAAGGACTACCAATATAAGTCATGCGGTAGATAGCTTTTTCAAGCAAAACCAAGCCATACTCACCACCAGCCAAGCCCATGATGTCACCACCGTCAGCGATTACCTGGCTATCTGATTGGCTTGTAGCACTAGCAGTCCAGTTAGTCTCATCATTAATATCAGACCAGTAAACCTTGTTTTCAAAGTCAGTTTCATTAGCAGCTACAACAAAGTCTCGTACTATCGTAATGTATTTAGCAGTAGGCGCAGCAGCAGCTACATCTACAAAGTAGTTAGTGGTATTTAGATCAACGGCTTGTATTTTACTAACTCCATTAGCCAGCAACATTACATCGCCAAACTGAGCAGCATCCCAATACTCAATGCCAATGTAACCAGTAGTGGTCATTGCATTTAATGCTCGAGTAGAGTTATCGTATTTAAATACTTGTGTAGCGCCAGCAGCAAATAGCGTAGATGTTTGAGCATACTTACCAGCAAAGGCTGTTAGTAATGTTTGACCTGCGCTACCGCTTAAATCTGCCTCTGACTGCATTGGCTCATAGCCATTAGTCACAGGTATGCAGTTCTTAGCTTCTGTAAGCGCACCAGTAACGCCAGGTTGATCTGGTAGCCATTCGCCAAATACTAATTTTGTCTGAGCCATGTATTACTTTCAGCAGGTATATTTGTCCATGTATTACTATTAGCAGAAATATTACTCCATGTATTAGGAGACTCAGTTTCATCAATCCATTCATCACCAATAATTGCACCAATTGTTACAACTATTGCATCAGCTACTATATTAGCAAAACCTGAATAATTAACATTTGGACTACAATCTATAGTTGCATATCCATTTATATTAGCTTCTGCATTAATTTCCTTTGCTCCATCGGCAACAACTAACGCTAATCCTAAAATATCAGCTTGACCAACATATATATAATTACCAGCAGCAGTAACTATAGCAACACTATTAATTGCAGCAGACGCGTTATAAATTGTTGATCCATCGCATACTATTGTAGCAACTCCATTAACTACTGCATCTCCAGATACTATTAATCCAGATAAATCAGTTGATATTGCAGCAGCAGATAAAGGATAAAATCCAAGCATTTAAGTTCCTACAATAATTGATGTTGTAACAATCCATGAAATTGCTGCCTCATCCCAAGAATATGTTTTATCATCGGTAGGCATCGCTATTGGTGGTTGCCATTGAGCATTAGTGTCCAACATCCAAGACGGATAAGGCTGTGGAGGAACAAAAGCATCAATGTCAGCATGATAGGTATAGCCAACACCTGCATAGTTTTTTCGTATGTTAGCGTTATAACTGGTCTGCTTCCAGCGCGTATCTGCGTCAAAGAGCGACTTGCAGAACATCGCGCCAACAGTTTCATTCTCAACACCGTCGAGCAAGCAGTCGTTGTCGTTTACCACGATCACCTGAGTGACCACGTTGTTCTCATCAATTTGTGCAAAGTGAGCCATGTCGTGCCTTAGAGCGTGATCGAGCCGGAGCTAGTCCACTGGTAAATACGGTAGCCGCCAGAGACTGTAATTGTCGGAGAGCCAGTAGTTGACGCTGCTGCTGGATATGTATCTGCGTATCGAATAATCACAATACCAGAACCGCCAGCACCGCCAGAAACAGCAATACCACTAGAAGAAGAACCAGCGCCGCCACCTCCACCGCCACTATTTGCTGTTCCGGCAGTGCCACTATTTCTTCCAGGAGTGCCGCCAGCTCCTCCCCCACCAGTTCCACCTGATCCACCATTCCCACTCCCATACCCGCCGCCGCCGCCACCGCCACCGTAAGTTACGGATGAGCCAGAAATTGAAGATGACGAACCGTTACCACCAGCAGCACCATTACCCGTAATTGTCGTAATACTTCCACCTACAGCACTTGCGCCGCCGCCACCAGGCGATCCGCCTCCTAATGTATTTGAATCAATACCCCCATTATTACCTTGTGATGGAGATGTGGATGGCGTGTTTCCTAACCCCGCTGTTCCGATATAAGTAGCAGCCCCGCCGCTACCACCGTTTGACCCGTTTTGACCAACAAGATCACCTTTTGCGCCAGCGCCACCGCCAGTAGATGTGATAGTTGCAAAAACAGAGTCAGAACCATTGGCAGCAGATGATGTACTCGCTGCACCTCCACCTCCAATGGTGACAGTTTGAGTAATGCCGACGGCAACATCTAATGTTCCTGATCTATACCCACCCGCACCTGCGCCACCGCCACCATAAGCATTTCCCGATGGTATCCACCCGCCAGCACCACCACCTGCAACAACAAGGTATTCTACTGATGTAGGTGCGCTACTAACAACACTACCAAGCAGCATTGCCATAATTCCACTCATGTGACGTTTCCTGTAACTACGCAAACAGTTCCACTAATGAATAGGATAGTTGCAACGCCTCTTGTTGCTAACGTCATCGTATTTTTATCCGTATTCGTACCAGCTATGTAAGCTGTCGTAATAGAACAAGTGATTGTGATATTTCCTGTCGTATTGTTGAAAATAGAAACAATATCGCCAGCAGCAAATGTTGAGTTTGGAATAGTGATTGATCCACTACTTCCAACGCCAACAAACTCACCAATATCACTAATAGTTAAGGTATATGACGTGGTTTTGTCTGAACCAGACTGCGGAACATTTAAATAGCCAACCGTATAATTACTCCCACCGTCAGGAATGGTAACTGTTCTACTTGCGCTTAATGTCGCAGGAGTCAACGTAACAGCATAGGAAGATGTACCACCAGCCCTACCAGCAATAACGATAGCATCCTGTGTTGACGCGGCCTCAGAGCGAATAGAATTAGACGCTCTAAACGTCTGAGCAGCCGTAAATGTCTGTGCAGTACTCGTTATAGCAGCAACATCAGCCGCATACGTTACAAAGACATCCTTAGTTCCAGAACCGAAATTAACCGCAGAGCCAGCGTTAGATGACTTTAATATCGTAGTGCGAGCTAATGTGCCAGCAGCTACAGTACCAAGACCAACTTCCCAATCCGCACCAAGAGTAATTGTGTAATAGCAAGTATTAGTATTGCCAATAGCCGTACTAAATGTTTGAAAGCCAGATACAGCGCCATCTAAAGTTAGCGTACCAGTACCCGTAGTGGTCGATGTTTCACGAACCCTATCAGCAATAACCAGCGCCATAGATTACTCCAAAGTAACGGAAAGATTACCAATTGCAATAGTAAAAATATCACCTGAAGTAATAGATTTTGATGATGTCAGTGGCGTATGGTAAAGCAAGTTTCCGCTAGTAGCAGCATCAAGAATACCGATCCAGCCAACAGTTCCCCACGTACCTGTAGCAGTAGGAAATGTTACTGCTGCACTATTAGTAGTTACACCATTGCTAGGAGCGCCAAAGGTAGCCGAAGTACGGGCATAAGAGCCACCAGAGACTTCTGTGCCTGTATTCGCATCAGTAGGATCAGTAGTATACAAACCGACGTAAACAGTCGTAGGAGCCGTATAGCTGGTTGCACGTAGAGTACCGTTAATTAACGCATTCTCTAAATAATTAGACATTTCAGCCATAA